TCTGCCCAGCGACAGGGAGGGAAGCGCGGACAAGCCGCCTGCCAGGTTTCCAGTTAGCGCCTGCATCACCACGCTTGCGCGCGGAATGGGTAGAGAGTCTGGAGGCGACGGCTCATAACCTCTCCCTGTATGCATCGACGCCCTTGCCGTCTGCCCTGCAAATGACACAGAGCGATGCGGGATCATTTTTTGAGGGTAAGGCGTTCGCGGATTGGCAGAAAGGGCGTGAAAACGAACTCAAACTACAGGCGGGCATAGCGGAACGACTGAACAACGTCATTCGAGCTTGCGGCGTGATTGCAAAAACGGTTGCCGCGTCCGCGTCTGGCAGAAGATAACAGCACCCACTTACGAAAAAAGGAAATAAGCGCCTCATGACGATACAAAAACTGATTATTCACTGCGCGGACACGCCCGAACACATGGACATCGGGGCCGAGGAGATCCGCCGTTGGCACGTGGAGGGCAACGGATGGAGTGATATTGGTTATCACTATGTCATACGACGCTGCGGCCTTATCGAGACAGGCCGTGACGAATCAACCCCAGGCGCCCACGTGCGCGGCCACAACACCGGTAGCATTGGCATCTGCATGGTGGGCGGCAAGGGTGGCTGCAACTTTACCGCGGCTCAGTGGGTCGCACTTGGGCCGCTGGTCTGCGATGTTTTGGAGCGGCATGAGCTGGGCACAGACGACGTATACGGCCACAGAGACTTTGACGATGGGAAGACCTGCCCAACGTTCGATGCCGCCGCCTGGGCGTCAACACTGAAATTGGATCGGCACATTGAGTGAGCGCGCACAAGCTGTGCAAAATCTTTGATGCAATAAGGTGGCAGGGCGGAAAATCGCCGCGAATAGGTCGGCCTTGATTCGGTAGATTGAGTGTACCCGGCGCTCCCGCGTTAGGGCTTTCGATAATCCAAACGTGGACCCGATTATGACCGTATCCGTTAACCAGCACCTGAAAGGGTACTACGACAAGACCAAGGCGCTTGGTCTAAAAGTCGTTAACTCCGACTACACCTTCGAAATCGAAGGCTTTGAGGGCATGTATCTGCTGGCAAAGCAGTGCCCGTGGCCTGTCACGACCGTGGCCGGTGAAATTGAAGTGCCGACACCGCTTGGCGTGTCGATTTTTGAGCCACAACAGATCAAACCGAACAAGCAGGGCCAGGTTGCATTCCTTGAAACCGTCGACGCGCCTGTTGATCACATGCTTGTGGATCTTATTCTGCAGGGCGGCACTTTTAACGCCAAAATCTACGAAGGCACACCCGACAAATACTTGCGTTACAAGCGCATTGTCGATGCTTTTATTCAGATCGATGACGCTGATCGCGACTGGGAGAACCGCACTCAGATTCTGACCTTCAGTGGCACCATGTTTTATCACTACTACGGTGAACTGATTGAGGGTGCATCAAGGGATTACCGCTGATGGCAGCTTTGTCCGAGCTGGTTGATCGATTCCTGCTTCATGAGAGGGGTGCGGCCAACATTCTGCCACCGGAGTCTGTCATAGCACAGGCTCGGGCGGCCGTTGAATTCTACGCCGGCTTTGCCGAGCTGGAGTCAGCGCCGGAGACTGGGCAGCCGATTACGACTGCCGTTGATATGTCGCTATCTGAGTGGGCCGTCATACGCCCGCTTTTTTTGCTGTACGTTGAGCGTGAAAGCGCCCTGCAGATGGAGGCTACCCGGTCCATGGGAGCCGAAGTCTTTGGCCGTAACAGTTCAGAGGTGGGTAGCGACATTAGTCTAATCGAGGCAGACATGCCGCGGCGAGTGTTCTGTAGCCCAATTATCACGGTGTAGCACCCAATGCAGCTTTTTTACGACACCGACAAGCCCATCCGGGGTGATTTTCTGCGCAGGGCGGTGTTGCGCTCTGACTTGGTCCCGGTACCGCTGACGCTCGAAGCTGATATTCGTATTGACGCGGAGAGCGGCCCCTTTTTTGCCGTTGGGCGATCCGTCCATACTTACGCTAATGACGAACTGGAGATCGTTAAGTCTGAAGTGGTTCCGTCTGGGCGGGTGCAAGGCGCAACTGAGGCAGCATACGTGCGGATTGTCGCCATTCTAAAGCCGGTCAAGGACGTGGCGTTTATCAAGCCTTACGCCATCATCAAGCGCGGCGCCACGTTGGCGCAGATATACAGAGCCGCTGGCGCAACGCTCCGGGGCATTGAGGGTGACTTTTCAGCCAGTCGATATACCTGTTTGGTTGGCGAAGTGCCCAGTTATCACATTTCAAGAGCCTTGCAGGAAGCAGGAGGCGTTGTCCGGTGGCGCAACGGTCGCCTAGCGTTCAAATCGCTATCATCTTTGTTTGATCAAAACCCTGTGGATGTGGTTCCTGCCGGCAGTTCTGAGACTTTGGACAGCGGCTTTCGGGAGCGTCATGAAATACCGGCGTTTTACAGCCTTGATGCAGGCGGGGGATTTGTTTTTGGCAACCGCACCAAGACCCGTGCCATTCGGTTCCAGCAAGGCGCGTCGGCTACTACGCTGCGCAACATGACGTCGTGCCTGGTGGTGGACCGCGTAAGTCGGTTTAAGTACGCTCCGGCAATTGCAGCCGGGGATGCAATGGAGGTTCAAGGCGTGGGCATTCGGGCTGTCATTACGGCAGCCAGTGTTTTTGAAGCGGGAACCGACGGCGAGGCACCGCAGCAATACACCAAGTTATGGCTGGGGAGGCTGGAACGATGAGCGCGATGGGTTCCGGCCTGCTATACGGCAAATGGCCTGCGGTGGTTAAAAGCTACGATCAGGACAGCCGCACCTGCGAAATACAGATACCCGGACAGACGGACGGCTCTCAATTGGGCATGGTCGCTGAAATCGAATACCCGGTGGGCGATAAATCGCGCCATGCCACGATGACCGAAATCGAAGTGCTGCCCGGTGACCTGGTGTGGATTGAGTTCATACAGGGCGACCCGCGCTACCCGCTAATCACCGGTTGGCGCAACGCTACCCAGGGCAACTCAAAGGGCTGGCGCCGCTGGCATCACGCCAACATGGAATTGCTGGCTGACGATCAGATGCGCATCGTGTCCGGAGGCACGATTAACGAGGAAGCCGCTGAGAGCATCACGCTCACGGTGGGCGGTTCATCCATCGTGATCACTGGCAGCGATATCACGCTTAAAGCGGGCACCATTAACCTTAACTAAAGGGCGAAGTTTCATGGCCAATTTATTGTTTTCATTCGAAGAGCTGAGCGCAAAAGACAAAGCCGCGCGCGAGGCCGTCAAGCACTTTAAAAAAGCGGGAGCCGCCGTGGCTCAGGTGGACGTTAATTCTAGCATCCGGAAGACCAGCGGCATTTCCTACCGAGAATTGCACCTGGTCTTTAACGACAGCCAGACCATCGCATTGCGCATAAAGGAAACCGGCGACATCTTTCAGGTGCTGCTGAACAAAAAAGCGTTACCGATTCGCAATCAGGACGAGCACGCCAAGGCCATCAAAGAAATGGTATCCGCTATGGATCGTGGCCGTGTCGCGTTTCAGAAAAAGTTGGCGCGCAAAAAGGTAAAACTGCCCTCTGGTGTAAAAACAGCGGTTCCCAAGATGGAAGTGGCACTTCAAAAGCGCCGGGATGAGCTGGCGTCCCAAGTTGGCGCGGCCAAGGCCCGGCTGACCGAGCTGAACGCGGCGTAATGGCCGAGGTGGTTTGGTCTCCGGCGCCGGGCGTGCTGTTTGAGGAGCCGGAAACCGCACGCGGGCTGAGTTTTCACATTAGCTGCAGCGTTGTGGTTGATCCGGTTGCCCTGGAGCCGGCTCCGACCGTTACCGGGTATCGTGCTGCGCTGACTCCTGAGCCTGGCGCGCCGGTACTTCAGGTTTCTGTCAGTGCGAGCGGCATCAACGTAACCAGCGCGGCGCTTGCGGGCCTGTTCGGGATTGAGTTCATTGATTACTGGATTGATGGGCGCGTGGTGCAAGTCAAACGATGGGAGGACTTACCCGAAGCCGCGCAGGAGGTGGTCGAATTTCGCCCCAGCCGGACGAGTCAAAAAACGTACACGCTAAGCGCTGCGGCGTTGCTGTCAGACGGCACCGAGTCACGGGCAGGCTATCAATGCACGATTCAGCAAGACTGGACAGCCGGACGCGACCGGCTCAGGAGAGAAGTGGATGCCCGCCGTAACCCGCCAAGGCGATGAATGTACCGGCCATGGCACCTACGGCCCTCGCCCCAGCATTTCAGGCAGCGAAAACGTGCTGATTAACGGAATACCCGCGCATCGTGGAGGTGACGGTTGGGCAAGCCACTGCAATCCTAAATCCTGCCACGACAGCACTCTCTCAGGCGGCTCAGGCAGCGTTATGGCTAACGGCAAGCCGCTTGGCCGAGTAGGCGACCCCATTGCCTGTGGGTCTGCCGTAGCCGCAGGGTCACCCGATGTTTTCGCGGGTGGGTAGCCGGAAAAGGGCCGGTTTAGCCAACTCTTAGCACCCGTACCATTGACCTCAACAATTCAACAACCGCAACCGTTGAGGTCTGCTATGAAGCACCCCGTTTCTTGGACCGAGCAAAATGAGCCCGTTGGCTTGTCGCTCGATCAGCTCCTATACCGCATGCGCCGGCATGACAGCGCCGAAGGGCTGCTGTTCGATAGCGTCACTATGGATGAGATCCTGCAAGAAGAAGGCGTCGAACAATTCGCCTTTGACGCTCTGGTGTCCCCCTTTTCAAAGCTGAAACGCAAGATGGAGATCCTTTCTCGCACAATGGATCGCGCTATTGATGGCTACGACGTGGCCGCGCTGCAGGTATCCAGCCCATTTAAGCACGCCGGCGTAGCCCAGGTGGCGGCGGTGTTCGAGCTGGCAGATGGTCAGACGGTGAGCGTCTACTTCCACAACCCGGATAACTCCCCAGGCAAGTTATCGCCCAGCGACGAGATGATCAGCTGGAAATGGCTGCTTAATAAAAAAGACATCACCATCGTAGTGGCCCCCGAGCGTGGCAGTGACCTGCAGATCCGTGAGGTAGCGCGCCGTATTATGAAGCTGGCCAAAAAGAACGGCCCCGCTTTCACCAAGGCCAACGCCAAGCGCGCAGAGCGCCTAGAAGTGGTTGACGGACTGCGCACCGAAATCAGCGATCTGGAGTATGAGCTGGCTGACCTGCAAGGCCAGATTGAAGTGGCAGAAGTGGAGTCAGAAAGCCGCGCAATGGCGCCGTACAAAGCGGTCAAGGCCGCTGGTATCGAAGCGCTCAATAAGTTTCGCAAGTTTTTAGGCCGTGGCCAATATCGCGCCATGCTCGACATCATCAATGGCGATGAAGGCGCTGAAATGGCCAGCAAAGCCCAGGCGATGGCCGCTATCATCGAAGGCATGGCCGCTACTTATGAGCAGGACGGCAAGGGCGATAACGCCACCGTTTACCTGCATTATTTCCAGAGCAGTGCCGATTGGTATATCACCGAAAAGGACGTCGACGGCGGCACCAAGCAAGCCTTTGGCTACGCCGATTTGGGTCAGGGTGGCGAGCTTGGCTATATCAGCATCGATGAGCTGACCAAAGGCGATGCCGAACTGGACCTGTACTTTGACCCAAAGCCCCTGAAAGCGGTTAAACCCTCTTCTGAGGATGCCGGTGTAGAAGCGCCTGTAACGCCTTTGGATGAACCTTCAAGTGATAACGAAGAGGTCGCAGAACAAGCGCCGCTTGATGAACTCAAACCAGAGCCCACCACTCCGGAGGGTTACGCGGCCATCATGGACGACAAGGACGCGATGACCGCCGTACAGGATCAGCTGGACAGCTTTTTCCAAGCCCGAATGGTTGAGGTGCGCAACGCCCTGCGTGAATTGAACTGGGAAGGCGACCGCTTCAAGACTTTATCTAAAAACGGTGTTGATGCGGTATTTGACCTTATCCAGGTAGGCGCCGGCGCCAACATTGCCGGCATCACTGTTAACGGCTTTCGTGACGACCTCAGCAAAACGGCTGAAGAGTTGGCCGCCGAGGTTGACGCCTTGGCCGCACTGCCGGTAAGCGAATTGCCCACAGAAGATGAACCCCTTGAGTCATGGCAGACCGAAAAAGGCGCCGTTGAAGCGATGAGCGACGAGCAGTTCACGGCTGAAATAAAAACCTTGAACGATGAAAACCTTCGTAGTGAAGCATTGGTATTGCTGGCCAAGCGCCAGGGTACTAATGAGCAGATCACGGAAGCGCAAAGCCTTCTTGATGAGCACAACCGGGAGGGTGAGGCGTCCCCGGATCTGATTCAGCGCCGGGATGCGTTGCGCGCAGCGATAGAAGCTGCAGATGGCGAGCTAGAGCCTGAAGGCGCCACCAACATCGTGAAAACCGCCAAGGGTACCCAGATCGAAACCGGCTTTACCTTGGTTGAAGCGGAAAGCCTGATTGCGTCCCACGACTCCGCCGGTAACTCAAACCCCGACTACCCGCCTGAGTTGCAGCCAAGGGACCGTGGGCGCGATGCCTCAATCGCATGGGTTCGCAAGATCGCCAACGACCTTGATCCCGATAGTCTGGGCAAAACGCGCCGCGCGGATACCGGTGCGCCCATTGTCGGCCCCGATGGCGTGGTGGAGTCTGGCAACGGCCGCACCATGGCGATTCAGGAAGCCTACCGCTCCGGCAAAGCCGACGAGTATCGCGAATGGCTGACCGACGAGGCTGAATTTTTTGGCCTGAACGCGGACAAGGTGCGCGCGATGAAAGCGCCGGTACTGGTGCGGGTGCGCACGTCAGATATCGACCGCCGTGAATTCGCCATTGAAGCCAATCAAGACGACAAACTGAGCATGACCGCTACCGAAAAGGCCCGGGCTGACTCTGATCGCCTGGACGACTCGCTGATTTCGCGGCTCTCTGAAGACGGCAACCTGCTGGCATCCAGCAATCGGGATTTCCTTGCGGGGTTCATGGCGTCATTGGGTGATACCGAGGCGGCACAGTACACGACTAGCGACGGCGCGCCGACCGCATCTCTGATTGCCCGCGTACAAGCGGCGATTTTCTCAAGGGCCTATAACGACGATCGCTTGTTGGAAATGGCCGCAGATGTCACCAAGCCCGAGGTGGCCAACGTCATCCATGCCCTGAATACCGCTGCGCCCGAGTTTATTCGCGCTCAGGCGGCGGATCAGGACAACGCCGGTGCACTGACAACGCAATTGGTAGACAGCGTTGAGGTGTCTCTGAATGAACAGGCGGTGCAGGCCATCACGGATGCCACCAACTTGGTTCGCATTGCGCGTTCAGAAGGTAGTAGCGTTGATGAAATGGTTAGTCAGCGCGGTCTGTTCGGTGATATTTCGCCAGCTACGGCGGCCATGGCCATGTTCATCAATCAAAACAACCGCAGTAGCAAGCGTCTTGGCGTGGCCTTCCGTGCCATGGCTGAATTTTTGCGCACAGAGGCAGAGCGTGGCCAGACCGTTGATATTTTCGGCGACAGCCAGCAAAGCAGCCTTGAGCAAATCATTGACGCGGCTAACCGTGAGCTGAGCAAGCAATATGGCGAGGGTGAGTACGCCATTGAGTCGCTGGACATGTTCGGGGAAACCGATGAGCAGGCTTTAGAGCGGGCCCGCGAAGATACCGACACAGACCCCACGGATGAGCAAAAAGAGTCAGGCGATTATGAGAAGGGTGATTTCAAGGCGTTCGGCCTGGATATTACCATCGAAAACTCGAAAGGCTCAGAGCGTTCAGGCGAAAGCGACGGCAAGCCCTGGTCAATCACCATGCCGCACGACTACGGCTACATAAAAGGCACAAAGGGCATGGATGGCGACGAAGTTGATGTGTTTATCGGGCCGGACCTTGATTCAGAAACGGCTTACGTCATCGATCAAATGGACCTTGATGGCGCGATTGATGAGCACAAAGTCATGCTGGGCTTTGACGCGCAATCCGACGCAGAAGCCGCCTACCTAGGCAGCTACAAGCCTGAATGGGACGGTATGGGTCGCGTGCGTGAGATGACGCTTAATGAATTGTCCGCATGGCTACCCCTGGCCTCAAGCGAGGGTGAGTC